GCGACCGCAGATAAATTCTAGCGAGTGAAAAAGTTATAAGGACTTCTATTCTATGAAAATTAAAACAGTAAAAATTGAAGAGGCTATCCCATACGTTCGCAATCCACGACAAAATAAAGCGGCAATAGCTAAAGTTTCTGCCAGTTTAAAAGAGTTTGGATGGCAACAGCCAATCGTGGTCGATAAGGATATGGTGGTTATCGCAGGACACACACGTTTAGAAGCGGCTAGGACTTTAGGCATGGATAAAGTGCCAGTTCAAATTGCAGAAGATTTAACTGATGCACAAGTGAAGGCGTATCGGATCGCAGACAACAGAGTTAGCCAAGAGGCTGAGTGGGATCTGGATTTGTTAAGGCTTGAGCTTTCTGACCTTGATAATCTGGATTATGATTTACTGCTTACAGGCTTTGATGATGACGAACTTAACGGCATGTTAACCGAAGCGGTGGAAGGCTTTACCGATGAAGATGATGTGCCTGAGTTACCTGATGAGCCAGTTAGCGTGTTAGGTGACATCTGGACGCTTGGCAATCATCGGCTGATGTGCGGCGATAGCACTAGCGTTGATGCGGTTGATAAATTGATGGATGGCAATAAGGCTGACATGGTTTTTACTGATCCGCCTTATGGATTAGATTACAGTGGCGGCAGAACGCAACTAACAAAAGAGCATCATAGAAAAATTGAAAATGATGATTTAAATAAAAATGATTTGGGCAACCTAATAGAGTTAGCTTTTATTGCAAAAAAAGACAATGCAGATGTTTATGTGTGTGTTTCGCCATTAATACAATCACCATTTATGCAAATGTTTGAAAAGTATAAAGCGGATATCGATGCTGTTATTGTTTGGGATAAAAAAAATGCTGGTTTAGGTTACATGGCTTATCGCAGACAATGTGAATTTATATTGTTTCATAAAGGCTCTCCGTTTTGTAAAGGTGATAAATCTGATTTTGATTTGTGGTCGTTTAGTAAGGATGCGACCACTGAATACATGCACCCAACACAGAAGCCAGTTGCTTTATCTGAAAGAGCAATCAGCAATAGTTCCAAGCAAGGTGAAAAAGTTTTAGATTTGTTTGGTGGTAGTGGATCAACATTACTAGCTTGTGAAAAAAATAATCGCTTTGCTTATTTAATGGAGTTAGATTTAAGGTTTTGTGATGTGATCATAAAACGCTGGCAAGACTTCACTGGCAGGGAAGCAGTCCACGCAGAGACAGGAAAAACATATAATGAAATGAAAGCGGAGCGCGATGGCGGCAAATAATACAGTACCACTCGCAACAGTCGCAAAGCTTTTAGATTTAACAGAGCGCAGAGTTAACCAGCTTGCAAAAGATGGCGTATTGCCAAAGGCGGCTCGCGGTAGATATGAACTCGTTCCAGTTGTCCGTGCTTACATTCATTACTTGCGGCAGAAAGCGGTTAACAGCGATGTCGGCGGTGATGATTATGCGGCACATCGCGCAAGGCTTACAAAAGCAAAAGCTGACATGGCTGAAATGGAACGCGAGCAGATGTCAAACGACTTGATACCAGCGCAAGATGTAAAAGATGCGTGGGAGGTTATGGTCTCCAATATGCGCTCAAGAGTTTTATCCGTTCCAACAAAAGCGGCGACCACAGTGTTCGCGGCTAACGACATAACTGAAGCAAAAAAGATTTTAAAGGAAAACGTCAATGAAGCACTCGCGGAACTCGCGGCGGTTGAAGTCAAAACGGCTAACCCTATCCGTTCCTCCATCGTTGAGCCAGATAACGGCGCAAACGATGAAGGCACTAGCACCGCCGCCAGAACTAAAAATAAGTGAATGGGCTGACCAGTATCGTGTGTTAAGCCGTGAAGCATCAGCCGAGGCAGGTGGCTGGTCAACAGAACGTGCCGAGTATCAGCGTGGCATCATGGATGCTATAACCGATGAAAAGATTGATGAGGTTGTGGTTATGTCGTCAGCGCAAGTTGGCAAAACAGAAATAATATTAAACACCATCGGATATTATATATCTCAAGACGCATCGCCTATAATGTGTATCCAGCCCACGCTAGATATGGCGGCAACATTCAGCAAAGATAGGTTGTCGCCTATGTTACGTGATACTCCTGTATTAGCAAATAAGGTTAAAGATCCGCGCAGTCGTGACTCTAATAATACGACTTACCATAAAACTTTCGAGGGCGGTCATATCACATTAGTCGGCTCTAACTCAGCCGCATCACTGGCATCGCGTCCAATCAGAGTTTTATTATTTGATGAGGTGGATAGATACACAGTGACCAGTGAGGGTGATAGTATTGCGCTGGCTAAAAAACGTGCCATGACATTCTGGAATAAAAAAACAGTTATGGTTAGCACTCCAACAAATGAGGGAAGCAGTAGGATAGCCTCTGCTTTTGAAGAAACAGACAAGCGTGAATTTTATGTGCCATGCCATGAGTGTGGTGAAGAGCAAGTCTTAAAATGGAAAAACGTAAACTGGGAACAAGACAAACCTCAAACAGCCGTTTATATTTGTGAGCATTGCGGTGTTGTTTGGGATGATGCAGATCGGTTTAGGGCGATTCGCAGGGGTAGCTGGCAAGCCACCATGCCAGAGGTAGTCGGGAAGGCGGGTTTCCGACTATCAGGTTTATATTCTCCGTGGACTAGTTTAGAGAGTGCGGTAAAAGATTTTTTAGAGGCAAAAAAATTACCTGAGACATTGCGTGTTTTTGTTAATTCATTTTTAGGCGAAACGTGGACGGATGAAGGTGAGCGTGTTGATGATTTTGATATAGCAAGCCATCGTGAAGATTATGGCGAAAAAGTGCCAGAGGGTGTTGTTATATTAACGGCTGGCATCGATTGCCAGAGTGATCGATTAGAGTGCGAGACTGTGGGGTGGGGCAGTGATGAAGAAACGTGGAGTGTTGATTTTAGAACATTTTATGGCGATCCGAACAGCGCAAATGTATGGGCTGAGTTAGATGCTTATTTGCAGTTGACTTGGGAAAGAGAGGACGGAGTTCAGTTAGGGATAAAGGGAACTTGCATTGACAGTGGAGGTCATCACACTCAAGCTGTTTATAAATTTTGCAAGCCACGACTAGGGCGGCGCATATTTGCCATTAAAGGTATAGGCGGTGAGGGCAAGCCGCTCATAAATGGCAGACCATCAACTAATAATAATTTAAAATGTAAGCTGTGGAGCATCGGTGTTGATACTGCTAAAGAGATAGTTTATTCAAGACTCAAAATAAAAGAGCAAGGTGCTGGCTACTGTCACTTCCCGAAGCATTACACAGACGAATATTTTAAACAGCTAACAGCCGAAAAGGTTGTAAAAAAATATCACAAAGGCTTTCACAGAAGAGAGTGGATAAAGGTGCGACCAAGTAACGAGGCACTTGATTGCAGGGTATATGCTTTAGCGGCGTTGAACATTATGGGAATTTCGGTTAATATGCTAAAACAGAGGTCTGCTAAATCAGGCGCAAGTGATGCTGACATTGAGAAAGCCAAGCCGAAAAGAAGGCAGAGGGCAAGGAAGCAGTCTAATTTTGTGCAGGGCTGGCGGTGAACTTTTATTATAGGGGGTGCTAAGAGTGCCTAATTTATTTGATGCCGCAAATGCGCCAGTAGGTGTTCCAGAAGAAGTTTTTGTTGGTGACTTTATTCAGTTTAAAATTACTGAGTTTTCTGGCGATTACGATAATAGTTTATTTACTATGAAGTTTGTGGCGCGAATATCAACTGGCGCAAACACAGAGTTTGCAATCACAGCAAGCGCATCAGATAATGATTATTTGTTTTCTGTAGCCTCTGCAACAAGCGCAAATTATACTGTAGGAAATTATCATTATCAGATAGAGATTGAACGTGATTCCGATAATGAGCGTATTGTTGTCGATCGTGGTCAGATAAAAGTTTCCACTGACTATGATAATAATGTTGATCCGCGTCACCATGCGGAAATAATGCTTAACAAAATAGAAAGCATACTTGAGGGCAAGGCAGACAGCGATGTTGCCTCTTATTCAATACAAGGCAGGTCACTGACTAAACTTGCCATCGATGAGTTGCTACAATGGCGTGATTATTATCGGCGTGAAGTTAACGAAATAAGAAGAAAAGAACAGATAACACATGGCAGAAAAACTAAAGCAACTATACTAGGAAGGTTTTAGAGATGGGCATTTTAGATTTTATGAGCCGTTCTGAAAAACCAAAACAATCAAGATATAAAAAGTTATATCGCTCGTATGGGGGCGCAAACAGTGGTCGCCTTTTTGGTGATTTTGTCGCTAGTAGCTTTTCTGCTGACAGTGAACTTAAAAACTCACTGCCAATATTAAGAAACAGAAGCAGGGATTTGGCTAGGAATAATGAATACGCAAAGCGTTTTTTAAACCTCATAAAAACAAATGTTGTCGGTGAAAAAGGTTTCAACACACAGGTCAGGGCTAGAAATGAAGATAGAACACTGGATGCGGCTGGCAATGCAATTATTGAAAACGCATTTAGGTCATGGGGCAGGGTTGGTAACGCAGACGTAACAGGAAGGCTAAGTTGGCTAGACTGTCAAAGAGTAACAGCAGAAACGCTTGCTAGAGATGGCGAAGTGTTTATTAAGAAAATAAGAAACAGAAAATTTAATAATAATTTTACATTACAATTTATTGAAGCCGATTTGGTTGACGATCAGAAGAATGGACGGAATGAAAGTAATAATAATGAAATAAGAATGGGCGTGGAGTTAGATGAGTTCCATAGACCAGTGGCATATTACGTTTTGACAAGTCATCCGAATGATAGCTTTTTTACCACACCGAAAAATAGAGAGCATGTAAGAGTTCCTGCTGATGAAATGATTCATTTATTTATGCCAGCTAGGACACACCAAACAAGAGGCGAGCCGTTTATGTCTCCAGCAATAACAGGGCTGAAGATGTTAGATGGCTTTGCAGAAGCCAGCCTTGTCGCGGCAAGGGCGGCGGCATCTAAGTTTGCTGTTTTGACATCGCCAACTGGTGAAGATTTTGTTGGCGACGATGAGACTGAAAGCGATATGCCTGTTGTTGACTTTGAGCCAGCCAGCATATTTCAGTTGCCAGAAGGTCAAGACTTAAAACTTATTGATCCTAATCACCCAACGACAACATTTGAAGGATTTCAAACTGCAATCTTGCGTGGCATAGCCTCTGGTTTGAATGTTAGTTATACAAGCCTATCAAATGATTTAACTGGCGTAAGCTATTCTTCTATACGGCAGGGAACGATTGAAGAGCGTGACCATTACAAAATGATTCAATCTTTTTTGATTGAGCATTTTTGTGAGCCAGTGTTTAGGGCGTGGCTAGAAAATGCGATGGTTGCTGGTGATATTCCTTTGCCCATAAACAAGTTTGAAAAGTTTGCAGACAATGTTGTATTTCGTGGGCGTGGATTTGCATGGGTTGACCCACAGCGTGAGATAAATGCAAACATTCAAGCGGTAAGCAATGGAATGGTTAGCCTGTCAGATGTTGCGGCTAACTATGGGCGTGATGTTGAGGATGTGTTTAGCCAGATACAGTCAGATAAACAAATGGCTGAAAGATATGGGCTGAAGATGGCGTTTGAGCCATTTGGCGCAAAGTTCCCTGTTGAAGCAGATGTGGATGGTTTTGAAGATGGCGACTGATTTCCCAGTAAAAGGTGAAGATAAAAAAATTAGTCTGCGGAACAGTAACTATCCGCAATTTGATTATGATTTTATCGCTGGAATAAAGAAAGATAATCAAGATATTTATAAAGCTGGCGGCAATATTAGAGGCAGTGAGGCTTTTAATTTATGGACAAAAGCGCGAGATGGTGAAGAAACGCAAGGGGTTATTGATTGGATAAAAGAGCGTGAAGCGTGGGCGGCTAGACATTTTGAGGACGGATCACAATTTAAGTCTGGTGAAAAGGCTGGCAGACCATCAAATATCGGCGGTATAATCGCTCAGATGAAATGGGGCGTGATTGGTGCGCTAGGTGAGCAAAAGATGAAAGATGTTGTTTTGGAGGCTATCAAATATGTCGAGCAGAAAGAGTATGGTTCTGCAAGTCAGGCACAGCAAGACAGAGATAGTGAACGTGCCATAAGCGATTTAAGCGATAATGTTCGTGAAGCATTAGAGAAAAAAGTAAAAGAACATAACGAAGAACATGGTGACGATAAAACAAAACGTGCGACGCTTTCAATGCTTGCTGAATGTTTTATGAGAGGTGTAGGGGCATATAATCAGAATCCTGCATCGGTTAGACCAAATGTAAGCAGTCCTGAAATGTGGGCATACTCTCGCGTCAACAGTTTGCTTTTTGCTTTACGCAATGGACGTTTTCAAGGTG